GAACTTTGAACCAGAAATGGTTATCATGGGTGCCCATACAGTGTTGAAGTCTTACAAGGTGGTTTTCGATCGCAAGAAGATGACCAACTTCCCAGAGTTCTTCAAGCGTTACGCTAATCTGCTTACAGATGAGTGATAGACCCCGGACTGTTCAAATAGCAGAAATGCTATACGGTCCGGACTATACGACAGTCTGGACGGACCAGCCCCCTTCACCGGGCGATGTTAGCGAGTGGCTCCGCAAACAACGACAAGGTTGGTCCGTCCGTACTCTTGATCGAGCCACAACAATCAATGAAGTTACCGCATGGTGCAGGCAACAAGGTCTGAAGCGATTGGATTGGGACTTTGTTCCAAAACAGAAAATCTGGTTTAGAGAGCCCGAAGTTGCTATGCTGTGGGACTTAATGTGTAGCAAAAAAACAACAGAAAAACCGGTTGACGAAGAGCCAAAATCGTAGTATAATAGATACATACAGTAAGAAATTTAGGAGCCACAATGTCTAAAATGCCTGCAAAAGATCGCTTAATTAAGAGCCGTGTTAGTATGTTGCTCAAGTATCCCTTTTGGGGTCCTTTGGCGGCACGTTTGAAACTGGAAGAAGTTGAATGGTGCAAGACCATTGCAACAGACGGTCGCAAGTTCTACTACAATAAAGACTTTGTTCAAAAGTGTTCTGATGGTGAGTTGGTGTTTGGCTTTGCTCACGAACTTGGACACATTATCTTCGATCACATGACACGCCGTGGTAGTCGTGAGCCACAAGTTTGGAACATGGCTGGCGACTTTGTTATCAACAACATGTTGATCCGCGAGAACGTTGGTACTCGTATCACTGTAGTTGACATCTTAGCAGACCGCAAGTACGAAGGCAAGACTGCCGACGAAGTGTATGACGACTTGATGGCTAATGCTACAGTTATCAAAATGCCCTTTGATGATCACTTGGAAATGGATGGCGATGGCGATGGCTCCGGTGATGGTGATGGCGATCAAGAAGGCAATGGCAAAGGCAAGCCTAAGTTCAAGAAGCTGAGCGAAGAAGAAAAGAAAGCCTTGCGTGACGAATGGCGTGAAGCTGTTATTCAGGCCGCAAAGAGTGCAGGTGCAGGTAACACTCCTGGTGACATTGAGCGTCTTGTTAAAGACATCACTGCCCCTGTTATGGACTTAAAGGACTTGTTGCGTATTCAGTTCTCTGGCTCTGTTAAGAGTGACTACACTTGGATGCGTCCCAACCGTAAGGCGTGGCATACTGGTGCAGTTATGCCTGGACAATTGCCCGGCGAAGAACTTGACATTGTTGTTGCACTAGACGCATCTGGTTCTATTTGCGATCGCATGCTGTCAGACTTCTTGGGCATGGTACAAGGTAGCTTGGATCAATTTACATCATACAAGGTACGAGTAATTACATTTGATACCGATGTTTATAACGAAGATACCTTTACAGGTGACGACGGTCGAAGCATGGGTGAATACAACATCCAAGGTGGCGGCGGTACTGACTTTACTTGCATCTGGCAATGGATGAAGCGTAACGATGTTCAACCGCACCAACTTGTAGTATTCACAGACGGCTATCCGTTTGGTAGCTGGGGCGACCCAGACTATTGCGACACGTTGTTTGTTGTGCATGGTAGCAATACTATTACAGCACCGTTTGGCATTACTGCTAACTACGTGCCGCCTAAACACTAATTTTGCAGTGGGCTCCTTTTAACGCACCTTAGGGTGCGTTTTTTTTGGACCTGTTAAATAAGTGTATGATAGAATATGCTGAAGTTACCTGGATGCTGAATTCACATTGTAAATTCCAATGTTCGTATTGCCAGCCTCAATTTAAAAATGGTAGCTTAGATAGATCACTTGAGCAGTATCTATCTATTATAGAAAAACTACAAGACACACGATATAGTCACCACAATAAAATATACTGGAAGATTGGTGGTGGCGAGCCGCTACATTTCCCTCATCTTAGTGCCGTACTAAAGAAGATGAAAGAAAAGCCTTGCATTGTTAGATTAGATACAAGCGGTGATGACTCTTGGTTTTCGTTGTATGGCGTAATCAATTTCTTAGATGCTGTTGAACTCACATACCATTCATGGCAAAATGATGATGTGTTTGACTTTATACTTGAACAATGTGCAGAGAAAAATGTAAGTGTATCTATTGTTGTTCCGCTGGTACCTGGTAGCATAAACGAATCACGAGAACGAGTTAAACAGTTTTTAGATCGAGGGTACTCTTGTTGCGAGCAAGTATTACACGATGCCGATGGTGAATTGCATCGAGGATACAGCATAATAGATACCAATAGGATACATGGGCGCCCAGATGATTACGTGCCTGAGACTATTGTATATGATCCAAATGTTCCGGATCCAAGGTACATAGACCTAAGTGTTGCTAACAACACAGATCCAGTCTATACCGGTATGCCGTGTTATGCCGGTGTTGATTGGCTGCACATTGGCCACAAAGGCTTTGTGTCATACAGTCAATGCGGGGGTAGGAACGAACACTACAATGCGTTTGATCCAAATTGGATGCCACCTAACACACCATTTGCATGCACTGTTAACCAATGCAGGCACGAACAAGATCGCAAAACAATAAGAATCATCTCCGTATAAGCACGTACTTTTTTGGCTACACACCCAGGCATTTTGTGCTATAAGTATTTGCGGAAGACTTCCATCTTTTTAACCTAGGAGATATTAATGGAACAACAAGAACAAGCTCAAGAACAAGCACAACCAATCGGCTTAACACTACAAGACATGAAGATTCTTGCTGGTGCAATTGAGTTAGCAAGCCAACGTGGTGGATACCGTGCAGGCGAAATGGAAATCATTGGTGCAACTTACAATAAGTTAGCCAGCTTTCTAAAAGCCAACGAGCCAGCACCTGCTGAAGGTGAAGGCGCTGAAGTTACCGCAGACGCGGCTGCTGAGTAAATTTAAGGAGATACCACATGGCACAATTCATTAAACATGTTGGAGTCAACGGACAAGGGAAGAAATGCGTTGTGGTATTTCGCGAACTACCCGGCGATCCCGATTCAGCATTGATCATCCCAACTGAAACACTACCACAGTTATACCACGATGATCTTATCAAAGTAATTCAACATCCAAACTGCCAAGACTTAATGGACACAAGTGATTACTTGTTCCGTCAAGTATTTCATGATGGCACAAATATGCTTAACACATTACACCAAAAAGGTTGGATGGTTAAGGTTCCAACTAAGTCAGTTGCAATGACACCACGTCCTGGCACTGTTATTAACTTGGTTGATTTAAATCGCGAATTGAAACAAATTGTCAATGCACAAACTGCGGCTGGCACACGCTCAAGCGACATTGCAACTACAGCACCAGCTAATAACCCGCCAGGTGTTATCAGCGATGAAATGCTTGCAAGCAAGTATCGTGTTCAAGCCAACCAGTTTGAGTTAGAAGCAAGACGCCTACGTGAGGAGGCAGAAAAGCTCGACCCAAAAGGCGCGGCCGCGGTCGCCCCCGTAAGTCCGACTCAGTCATCAACAGCGACATCAACAGTAGTCAAGCGGGGCCGAGGACGTCCAGCAAAAGCACAAGCAGTTTAAAACCAAAATTGTTTGACCGTATTAAATCATTTTGGAGTAGTTAATGAGCATCCGCAAAAAGGATCGTAGTTTTGAAGAAATGCTACGTGAGATACATGTAGAAGAAGTTCCAGTTGAATACATTGACTGGATTAAAGTGTATCTTAATGATGGTACCGAAGTAGTCTTCAAGAAGGAAGACCTGTCTGATATTAAAAGTAGTAACGAGCTATTAGCAAGTAAGCAACTAGAACAATATCTAGACAGGATTGTAGATTTTGAAGTTATGATGGATAGCGATCTTATTAAGACTCGTGTTACACGAGTTGTAGGTGCTTTGTTAGCAACACACTTTAATCAATGATTGACTTACTGTTAATAAACCCTGGTGAGCAAGCAAGACCACTTATCCGGGCTTTGTCTGCTTACCAGGTCAGTTATCAAATAGTAACAACCAATGGTCAGATGTTTGGGTATCAGCCAGAATTAAACGTATTAGACTTGAATAGCAATCCTTGGGATAAATCTCAAATGTTTAAGTCGTCATTGGCCTGGAACAACGGCGGACAAAATTGGGCTGATGCTATTAGCGATCAAGTTGTGCTTAATAACCGTCCGCTAATTGATAGGAAAGCATATTATCTAACAAACAAGTTTGAAACTGAACTTGGCAAGATGCTTAACATCATATCTTATAATTGTAAGCATGTAGTCGTTGATGCATTTGTATATAAAGATGCTAAGTGGGGTCTAATAAAAGATCAAAGTCGGCCATTTTTTACAACTGGAGTTGAAAGTGCATTTGCATTCTTAGATCGTGTTGGTATTGCAAACGGCCCAAGTCAAGTGTTTATTGAACCAGATGGTAAAGTTTCAGTGAGGTTAGTACCTAAGTCACTGACTTCTGTTAAAGTTTCTAATAGGGACTTCTTAGATATATGGCCATTGGTTCTAGCATTAGATAAAACGCAAGCCAAATTGGCTTTTAATGATTGGATTGAACAAACAGGTCCTGCTAGGCAATTTCAATTAGACAATGGCTTGTGAGTTTTAAATAAAATATCCCAAATTGGGAAGAATAGTCCGTAGTTGTAAGTAGTGCTTCGATGATGAATCAAGTGCCACTTACCACTTGTAAGGTATGGATAAAAGTTAAAACTTGGATTGTGTTCAATAGTCTCTTGAATCAGTGCCGCCCATAGATAGTAAAATACACTAACCCACCAGTAGCCAGTAATCCAACTAAAGATTAATGTAGGTACAACTTCTGTGATCCATAAGTCGAGTGTGCTCATCCATGTATCGTTAAACAAAAACAAGTTATTCCAATGCCACTTTGTTTGCTCATGTGTATTGATATACTTGTGATGATCAGCATGCGCTTTAAAAGCGACAGGGAAGAACTTTAGGCCAACGCCGTGAATAATGCGGTGTATAACATAAAGGTATAACGTCCAGCTTAAAAATACAAGTACATGTTCCATAGTACTACTTATGAATTTTCCATATGCCAAGTTGCCAATAAATATCAGTATGGAATACTTTAAAGAAATAGACTTGCCAAGTTGGCCACTGGTGCAAAAGTTTTGCCGTAGTAAGTGGGATGGAGCATTTACCACCGCTACAGTATTCTCTGGAGTTGATTTAGCGTACATTGGCAAGCTAGTTGAGCACGATATTCTAACTGTACTTGGTATTGAGGTTAAAATTAAAACAGCCATCATGTTTATCAACAATGCTAACTTTGTGCAAGATTTACACGTTGATGGCTTTGACCCCGAACGTATCAATGCATCTAATACTGCCCTAAATCTTCCTATCCTAAATTGCGAGCATGGGCCAATGTACTGGTATGATGGTGACTTTGTCCTAACTAAAAGTCCGTTTAAAACTATCAAGTATCTCAAGATTAACTGGCAAAGTGAGCCAACATTAGCAGTCACTAAAATTATCAACAAACCAACATTTGTTAAGATTAACATTCCACATCATATTGAAAATCGAAGCGACAGTCCAAGATTGATGTTAAGCATTCGCTTTACCAAAGACATCCTATTGGAGAACATCACTCCGATTTCTTAACTACATACAATAACGATAGGAGTTATTGATATGCATTGGTTAGCATTAGCTTGCACAGCAGAAAATGAAGTATTGGCGTGGGCAACTGACATGTCCGTTTTAGAATCGGCCTGCTTGGGGGAGTTTCAAGCAATTTGTAGAATTTATGGCGTAAGCGATTTACATGCTTCGCAACTTCGCCAGGGCAATTTGGATTTCAAACTCAAGTTTGATGGTCCGCGTAATACAGAATTTATTGCACATCGCAAAAGCATGGAATCTACAATCCTTAGCCATCAATTACAAGCTCGTGTTAATTTAGTAACAGAACTACAGCAACGACTGGCACACGGCTTTAAACGATTTGAACAACGGTTTGAATGGCAACATGAAGCATACGAAGAAAAGTATCGTCAGGCCAATGATGTATTCAAAGGCTTAACAGAAGATGTTGGCATGGTTGAGGATTATGCTGAAGAGTCTGGCTTGACTATAAACGTTGCGGCTGGACTTATCATTAACAAGTATCACAATAGAAAGTTTTTGATCCGCAAGTTGGAACGCCTGCGTATTAGATTTCAAAACATGATACGTGCCGCAAAGAACAAAGAAGAGTTTGCTGTTGTACGTGCGCGAATGGACGAAGATTCGTTTTTATCGATGATGATGTAACATGAAAAAACTATTATACTATATCCCCCACAGACTTTATCGCAATCCGCTAGCAAGAGATATCAATCCTGTAACAAAAACATTTATCGAAATGTTTAACCCTTGGATCAGTTTAAGTGATCGTACAGGCACCATTGATGTTCCTGGAGTTGAGATATACAACAATAGCCCAATTCCCGAGTGCCCTGCTGTTGTTCCTTCTTTTAGTGGCGTGAGCTATAATAGGATTGATGATTGTATCGCTAAACTTAAAGAGCCTGGTAGAGAACGTCTAGTTATTTTCCAAAGCGGTGGCATTGACTCGACGCTGATTGTATCATTGCTTATTAGTCATCCAGACTGGGCCGAACTACAAAAGGTAACGTGGCTTGCTATTAACGAAGATAGTCAGTTAGAGAATCCCGAGTTCTTTAATGAAGTTGTGCTTCCTTACTTTGGTACAAAGCTGTTGGCAAGCAATCAGTTTTATGATATTGTTAGCGATCCGCGTAATGTTTGTGTTACCGGCGAGTGCGCTGATAACTTGTTTGGTAGCTTAACACTAAAGAGCTACATGGATAACACCAACAACTTTGATGCTATTCATGGCGACTGGGAAACTGAAACGCTTCCTTGGTTACTAGACAAGAAAGAACCGTACAGAGAGGAACGTGAGCAAATGTTGCGTGATCTTGTCGGAGCAAGTCCAGTGCCTATTAATACTAACCATGATTTCTTATGGTGGTTAAACTATGCAATGAAGTGGCAAGCAGTTAAGTACCGCATGGCAATGCATGCACCTACTGCTAAACAAGCTGAATATATGGCCGGGAATGTTGTTAACTTCTTTGACAGCGAAGAATACCAGCAATGGGCATTGTATACAAGCGAAGCTAAGGTAGGTGGCAAATGGAACACATACAAGTTGCCAGCAAAGCAACTGATTAATGATATTTGGCCTAACGAGAAATACCTAAAGTACAAAACAAAATGGCCGAGCTTGCCGACCATTACACGTTACAATAACGCTTGGGGATTTTTGTGGCAGAACGAAGATGGTTCGTTAACTGCCACAAAAGAGTTAGACGCTTAACATTGGATAGATAGCTGAAATAGCTTTGGCACACGCAAGGGCAACAAGTTGATGCTCTTTTTGTGTGCCATTTTCTTTACGCAATTCAATAAAATGTACCCAGCTACGCAATGTACCATTCATGTACAAGCGGCTAACTGTGTTGCCTTCTGGTAATACTGAACGTGCTTGTTCTTTAGCAATACCATTGCTAATTGCCCAGCCGTACGTTTCTTTAACAAGACGAATAATGTCTTGTTGTTTCTCAATCCAAATTTTGTTTAGCTCACGTTGAGCAGGATCTGTCAAGTCCAACTCAACTGAGTTCTGACGATTCTTTGTATCTTGAAAACGTGCTTCACGAATAACAAAGCCTAGGTCTTCTGTTGGGTCTGCATAACGCTGAGAGAACTCTTGGAAAGCAAAACTACGATGACGTAGAATTTGTCGTGCAATGTCACGTGTGGTAGTAATCTCTACACATGCACTTGCCATTTCAAGTGGGCTCCAGTGTGCATGTTTAACAAGGTACTTGATTAGTTTTTCACTAGTTTCAGTGTTGTACTGGTTAGTGGGGTTAGATACGCGGGCACAAAAAGCAATAAGCTCTTGTGCATCCGCAATACCTTCATTTCTAAATTCCTCAGTTGGCTGGGAATACGATACGAGGCGAACTGTCATTATAATCCTTAAAGTTTATAAGCAATTATAGCATCTTCTCTAAGTTTCCACAAGCGTTTAGTCTCCGAAAGCGGAGCGAACGGAATTACAAGAAGCAAGCAAGGATCAAATTCATGCCAGCGGCCACTCACTGATGTACCAAAGTCAAACGAGCTTGCGTGCTTGTGGTGATTGTTGTGCCAACCTGAGCCCCAGTGAAAGTAACCAATAGCCCATACATTAGTGCTTTGATCTTTGTTTTCAAAGTTTTGATAGCCAGCGGCTGGTACGTGTCCAAATGTATTAACAAGGCCGTCAGCATGCAAGCTCATGAGTGCGCCAACAACAAAGAACCAAATAGTTGCCTGCCAGCCAAATAGGAAGAAGCTCAATAACAATGTACCGTAAATGATTTTGTTATAGTTTTCATGTACAAAGGTAACACGGCGATCACGAAGCAAATCAACTGCATAACGGAAGCTAACTGAATTTTGGTCGATAGCAAATTGCCAACCCATATAACTCCACCACCAACCGTTCTCAACTGGAGTATGAATGTCCTTGCCTGGTTGATCGCTTACTCTATGATGATGCCCACGATGTAGCGCCGCCCACCATAATGGACTGCCTTCACCTACTAATGTTGCCGCCCATAATAAGAATGGTTCGGCCCATTTGTGTGGTGTCCATGACTTATGACTTAACCAACGATGTAGTGTCAAATTGTTGCCAACACCGTCGAGTAATACCCAACCAAGTACAGCAAGTAGCAAGTAATGCCATGACCAGCCTGTTGCAACAGTGTATGCAATCGTAGCGATTGCGGCAATGTGGTATGGCAACCATATTGCAAGAATGTAAGGGATCTGGTGTGTCTTTCGATACAACTCAGCTTGTTTGTTCAACCAATTTTTCATGAAGTAGCTTTACTTAAAGGGATTGCCGTGCCTCCCTGGCTTGGCGGTAATGTGTTTTCTCTGCGTAGTATATATCTTCGCAGGTTCATATCGTGCGGATGTAGCGCATGTCCCATTAGTTCATGAATAAAACTATAGTGACTACGAGTGTTTGCTTCAATTGTACATTCAACAAAACTGTAGTAGTTTTCACGCACAGGTAGCATAATCTTGCTGTATGCGGCTTCACGGTGTGCTGGATAGCTTACATAAAACTCGTTCATGCCGGCGGCTTCATGTACCTTGCAAAGTTCTGCAATAATAGTTCTAAAAACTGGAATAAACTTTATGCCCATGCTAGGACTTAGCAACCAGCTCAAGCTCCAACTTGGCATATGGGCCCAACGCTTAACACCAACGGCAGCTTGATACACTCCGTGCTCATCAACTAAAGCATAACACTGTCTGATATTGTAGTTATTAAATGTGCTTGGTAGCATAAAGGCTGAAAAGAACTTTCTACGTTTTTCGGCGTCGTCGATATCGTTTGATATTTTAAAATCTGGGTACTTGTCTGGATCCGTGTGTGCATAGATATGCTCTGCAAACTCTACAAGTCCTGGCAAATGATCAAGTGTCATTGGCATTAGGCTATATTGCATACTGTCTCTACTCCGTTAATTAAATTTTGTCTTAGTTCGTTAATGGGCATAACATAGTTACGCTCATCAAAGTTTAGGTTTGACTTGGCATAGACATTGTATCGTACATAGTCCCACAAGTGCATGTAATTTTCAACGCCGTGCCACTTTGGGCGTTTTCTAAAGTTGTATCCAAGATGCGAATAAATTTTCATCTTACTGCTAGTCCATCCTAACTTACCGTAAATTCGATCATTGACCAAATCGTCTACTGTTGGCAGTTGCAAGAATGCCAAAATAGATTCTGGGCTGTAGCTGTAAAAGTTGTTAAGTGCTGGAATGCCAGTTGCATCAGCAAATCTACGCCACACCCCGTCTTGGTCTTCTTTCTTTAAGAACGCCCAACGGTCATAATGTTCTCCAGTTTCCCAGTTGATGCTAGGTAGCTTTTCTAATTCAATTTCATCGATTGTGATCATTGGCGCATTGTAATCAAGTGCTACCTTCATAAGAAGTTGTTGATAGAAACTGTAACCTTGATAGCGAGCACCAATTTCAAATGCTTCCCCGCTCATCACAAACTCTTCTGGATCAACATCAATTACACTATATTTCAATCCCATGTGATCTAACATTCGCATAGCTGGGCCAATGTCATGTATATTCTTATCGTCGGGGAATCTAATAGTAACAATGCGTGGAGTAATACCAGCTGCCAAGAAACTTTGCAGTGCCATTTCGCTATCTAGGCCACCGCTTAGAAAGATAGTCAAGTCTGGATAAGTTTTGTTTAGTATGCGGGCAGTTCTAATTAGCTCTGCTTTAAAGCTCATTGGCTTACGAACGCATCCACCTACGCTCATTGATGTTGTTTCTAAATTATCCTTGCGCCAAACTTGATCGCGATCATTGCCGTACCAATATTTTAAATGCGAACGTTCTGTGTTTATAATCATGCTATCCCAAATTCTCGATCAATATTATTCATGCCGTCAAGTACTGCTTCAATGCTGGCAATTGGTTTTACTACTGCCCATTGTGGCGTGTTAAAAACATTTAACTGGCGTTCAAAGGGAACACAATCATTCCACCAGGTACTCCAAACTGGGCCTAATGCGCCAGCTTGGCCACGTACTCGACGCTTGATTGTAGTATAGATCCATTTGTTGTAATCATTGAATGTTAAAATCATACCTGCATGTCCGCGTTCTTTGCACCACTGCAAGTTTGACGCTAATAGGTATTTTGTAATTTCGTTATGAACACGATACTTTGGCAATAACCAGCAACGATTGCCGCCACTGCCAAATGCTCCTGAAAGCGAGCTTGTTTCTACTGCACTGATGCCTACAATTTTACCATCGTCTAGCAACAAGTCAATTTGGCCAGTTTTTTCTGTCCAGCGGGTTTTATTATTAACAATGTACCCAAGACCTGCAGGGAGATCATACCCCATATTAACCATTGCTGGTAATGGGTCATTTGCAATCTCTGCTAGGAAGTTTTTGTATAGTGGCTCTATACTACTAAAGTGTTCGGCGCAGGTATGAATAACTTCTAATGTCATACCTGTATGTATGACTTAATCTGGGTCTGTGTTATCCAAGCAAGCTACAAAATGAATTCTAGGCTTCATGCTGCCATTCATTGCAGAGTGCTCCTGTCTTGTGTCTACCCACCAGATATGCCCGTCGGCAGGGATATGTCTTACTGCTGGTGGATTTGTAAAAATAAATCTTGCCTGTGGGTGCGTATCTATTGCAATATGAATACGCGGTGTCCTATCAGTGTGTATGCTATAGCAGGTGCGTGGCTGAATAGTTAGTAAGCGAGCTCTATAAACCTTAAAGGGAAGAGTAGCAAAAAACTCCTCCCACCAGGTCCCTACCAATTCAGGATGTAGCTTATCCCAAATCGATTCGTCAATGTCCGGCTTCGAACCAATGCCAGCGGCCCAATCATTAGAGCCGTCTGTTTGCAATGAGCATTGAGTATGATAGACTCCATTTGGATAGTCATACATTAGGGTGTATGCTTCCGCTTTTAGTCTATCTAGGTCAATTTGAAAGTCGTATCGTTTAAAGCGTCGGTCAGGTATCATGTAGTGCCAATAGCCATATATCTAGTACATTTATAGAGATTCAATTCTCCACTCCAGATAATGTTATTTAACCCACATGACGCAATAAACTCTTCTAATGTTTTATGGCAATTTACATGATCAGGTACATCAAACATGTCGTTGCCCTGTAGTGCAATCATAGCCTTTTTAGGTAAAGTTTTAACCCATTCACCGTGATCAGTAAAGTGCTCAACAATAGTGTCAATTACAATTGGTTTGTTATACTTTGCAATGTTTAATTTTCTTACATCTCTATTGCTGGTTCTAAATGTAGAATTAGTAATAGAATTTAAATCAGAAGATGCACCATGTACAGACTCATCAATGTCAATATTGGTCACTACGTCTAGAAACTTGCCTTTCATGTCAGCTAAGAAACTTAACATACCAACCCAACCGCCTACTAATAATACATTTGAAGCCTCGTCAGTTGCATACTTGCGAGGCTTAGGTAGAACTTTAAGAACATCTAATTGTTCAATTAGCCATAGCTTGCTTTTAATTTGATTTCTGCTTAATGCGTCTTTCCAATTTAAATCTGGGTGCTCGGCAACAGATTGTGCAAGCCTGTTGATATGCGTACTGCAACTAGGATAATAATTACTCAACAGTTTGCCTAGCAACAATATGTCATTGTCTTGTACTGCTGAGAATAGCGTAGTATTTTTGCCAAACATAAGTTCAAGTAATTCAAAAATTTTATAAAAATTGCTTGAAGCTTCTTGTAATAATCCATACGCTCGAGCAATATAGTAGTAAGGGCTAATGCCATCATGCGTATTTGCTTCAATCCAGTTATGCATAGCCCATGCATTGCCTTCTATATTGTGCAATACAGTGTCATTAAATTGTGGTGGTGGTGCAATGCGAGTAAATTGTTCTCCGACACAAAATACCCCATGGATCTTAATAAAATTATACAGTGTTGCAATACCTGCTGAATTAGAAGGATCCTTTACTGTGTCAAGCAAAGGTTGCAGATCAACAAAGTTTTCGCGACCAACTTCGAGGATCAAGCCTTCTAATTCAGCTTGCTCTCCAGTTTCAATCCAACGATGAAGAAAGTGAATACTGTGGCGGTATCCAATTGCTTCGTCGGTGAAGTACATTAACGCTGATCTTAATTCTGCATTTTTATCCACGGAACCATCCATATAAACTTAAATTTGTACGCCATTCAACATCTTCATATGTCAATGGCTTGTCGGGGTGTAATTGTGTTTGTTTAATAAACGCACTTTGCTCTGCGTCAAAGTCTGGTAGTATCCAACCCAAACCATCGCTGATTCGCTTGCCTAAGCTCTTGCTACCTTTAACAGGGTCTGCGTCTTTGTGCATATCAAAGAATTCACGGAACCAATCATAATCGCGGATATTCACAAAGTCAAAGTCGTCATACTGTAACATCTTAACAGCAAGTCTTGCGCCATATACACTCCAAATGCCATGTTCAATGTCTCGACCAATAGTCATCCAAGTTAGTAATCGTTGATAATTTGCCGCATGCATTGTAGTTGGCCACTCATCAAACGCTAATAAGCGTCCTTGCTCCATTGAAAGTTTTACACCTTCACGGAAGCCAACGCGGAATGCTTGATAGGCACTGCCGTTTGTATGCACGTTGCTCCAGCATCCTGGTAGTTCTTTATAACGCTGAAAGTCCCAGCAAAAATCCACAGCATCGCGTTCTTCGTCGGCAAGTTCATGACTCTTCATGTTAGACAAGTGTTCGGTACTCCACATCTTTAAACCACCATTGCCATACATAAGTCCGTTTGTGACTTGACGGCCGCCCCAGGTGAAGCTGACCTGCCCGTTCATGTTTTGTGGCAGTGATTTAGTAAAAAACTTTGGATCAACTTGATTATCTGCATCTACTGTAATAACATAGTCACTACCTGGAAAACTGTCAGCGGCTGCTTTGTGGCAAGCATCAAATCCTTTTACCCCATGAACACGAGCGATTCGTTTATGTGGCACTACCTGTTGCAATAGGTCCCAGTGTGCATCAGCATTTGGTTCGTCAAAACTTAAAAATACAACAGGAATATCTGCAAAGGTAGTTCTTGTATTTTGTTTTTTTGGCTTAACGTTAAACATTGACATTTTTAAATTCTCCTCGCAACCAATCCCAGTCGTTAATTTTATCAAGCATGCTTAGATCGTCGCTGTACTGTAGTCCAAATTTAGATCCAGCTTGTGCGCCAAGTACGCTATATTTTCCATTGTGTGCTTCCCAGCCCACTGTGGCCCAATGTAATCTACGACGACTACATTCGTCAATTTCTGCCCAATAAGAGTAAATGTTTGATTCATGATTGTAGCGATCAGCAATCAATACAGTTTGCACCTTACGATACGTTGCACGTTTCTCTGGGGTCCAGTCTGATTGTTGCATCACATGATCTGACAGTTTTTGCAATTCTTCGTTTCTACTTGCAACAGCTTTACGAACACGGCTTTTAATCATGTTCAATGATGCAAGTTTAGCACACTCGCGGAATGCACCTATCCAAGCTGATTCGGGCGTAGCGTTAAATCGCGTTTCGCAACTGACTTGTTCTTTGCTAACTGTGGCACGGCCAATTGTTGTAGATAGGTCAATGCGCCATTGCTTATCTTCTAAGAATGGTGCTTGTGGGAACATCTTGATGCCACCGTAGCCGTACTCTAATCCATTTACTGGATTGCGACTTGGCCAAACTAATACACACTCGGGTTCTGGAACTCCCCAATGTAAAGTTTTAGCGTCGGGCTCCCAATGGAATTTAAATCCATCAAGAACCCATGCATCAGCATCAACTACATAAAAGTTTTTTGTTGTGCTTAACTGAGCACACG